CCCAGTTTGATAGATTTAGTACACTTGGTACCCTTATTAGGTAATCATTAATAATAGTATATAATGTTTTAAGATTATTAATATTATTAAAAATTCCCTTTAACGGTAGACCTGTAACTTCAATATCCTTAACAATTCATCTTTTAGCAAATTCATATGTATCTTTTGATATATGTGTTTTACTAACTGATATATCTACACCCATTCTCATCATTTGTCCTTTATATATATTGGCAATTTTATTGTTTTTAATAACAATATCATCACCAAGTAATATATATTGGTCAAAGTTGTATATCTTTTCAGCTTTATATGCTGATCAGGCTACAACTAAATGATGGGTTAATGTAAAAGCTGCTCAGGAGCTATAAGCTCCCATTGGTTGACCTACAGAATATCTGCAGATCTCACCATTGGGTCCTATATAATCTCGATTCAGTAACAATTCCATTCAATTATGAGAAAAATTACTATCTTGGTAAATTTCTCCCAATAATCGTTTTTGGAGTGCTACTGGGAATCTATCAGTTGCTGAAGATAAGTCTAGTGAATAAAAGTTTTCACTATTTAGAAAATTTCACTTATGCATTGGATCCTGTGTAAAAGTTCGATCACATGGAAATTTCTTTAATAAATTAATTAAATCTTCATGTATTCGTTTAAGAGCTAATTGGGAATGGTAATCTACCATTGCAATTACTCTCATTTTACATTCTGGATCTTTTACAATACTTAGTTTACCCATACTTCACCTATCTTCTTTGGAAATTCCATCAGATAGATAGGCATTCTTAAAGAAAGGTATATAGAATAAATCTTTAAAACCTTCCTTTAAGATAGTCTGGATATTAAGTATAAGGTCATTATTATAAAATAAATGTGACCTTGTAGAATTTCATGTTGATTTTCCACAAGGACCACCTTTACTTGATAAATAATGATCTTTAAGTGAATACTCTGGTAATCCTACATTTAATTTATTTCTTTTAACAAAATCACTTATGAATCAAGTTGGTATTGAACCAATACTTGTTCCACTAAATTCATTTGTTATAGAACTTAAATCATATGTTAATTTCTTTCCTTCTACTTTAGTAGGTTTTAACCCACGAGTAAAAGAAAGTAAAGTTAATAAGATTTTAAGATTTAAA